AGAGCCATCGCCAGAGACAGAGCCATCGCCAAAAGTTAAAACTTTATGCTTGATAAACATTTTGTCCCTCGATGGTTTTTATGCTTTTTTCTGTAGCATTTAGCCAAATACCATTAACAGTTTCAATACCCATTTAATCTCTCCTTTTGTTTTTATCTAGGTCTAGACCCAGACCTAGACCTAGACCTAGACCAAGACCCAGACCTAGACCTAGACCTAGACCAAGACCTAGACCAAGACCAAGACCAAGACCTAGACATAGACCAAAACCTAGACCTAGACCAAGACCTAGAACTAAACCTAGACCCAGACATAAACCCAGACCTAGAGACAGACATAAACACAAACCCAGACCTAGAGACAGACATAAACACAAACCCAGACCTAGACCCTTCATTTGTGTAAGCTACTCCCATTATTTTAATCTCTCTTTTTTTGTTTATTTAGACCTAGACCCAGACTTAGACCTAGACCAAGAACCAGAGCCAGAGCCAGACCTCGAGCAAGACATAGACACAGACCTAGACCCAGACATAGACACAAACCAAGACCTAGACCCTTCATTTATATAAACTACTCCCATTATTTTAATCTCTCTTTTTGTTTATTTAGACCTAGCCCTATACCAAGACCTAGACCCAGAGCAAGACCCATACCAAGAGCAAGACCCAGACCTAGACCAAGACCCAGACTTAGACTTAGAGCTAGACATAGAGTAAGACATAGACCCAGACATAGACCAAGACATAGACCTAGCCCTAGCCCTAGACAAAAACCAAGACCTAGTCCAAGAACCTTCATTTATATACGCTACTCCCATTATTTTTGTTCTTTCGGCAATTCATGATCCCAAATGGTAGCATCAACAATAGAACCTCGCCCGACGATAACTTTATTAATATACGGCTCTACTTCTTCTAAAGCACCAGTCTTAAGCGCATTGTAATATCTTCCAGTGTCTGCTACCCAAGAAGCATTTTTTAAAATTAATTCTTTCTCCGAAACCATAATTAGCTCACCTATTTCAATCATTGTAACTGTTCGAATCAAATATTTTTTTCCAATCTCCCAAATTTCATCTTGCATATTCGTTACTTCTTCTTTACCGTCGAATAACTTATTAATTTCTTTTAATTCGCCTAGTGTCATTTCATCAATACCCATTTTTTTAATCTCTCCTTTTTTATTTACATAGACCCAGACATAGACCTAGACCCAGACCTAGACCTAGACCTAGACCCATAGCCAGAGCCAGAGCCATCGCCATCGCCATAGCCATCGCCATCGCCAGAGCCAGAGCCATCGCCAGAGCCAGAGCCAAAGCCAGAGCCATAGCCATCGCCAAAGCCATCGCCAAAAGTTAAAACTTTATGCTTGAAAAACATTTTGTCCCTCGATATTTTGTATGCTTTTTTCTGTACAAGGAATAATTTCAATAGCATTTAGCCAAATACCATGAACAGTTTCGCATACTTTTGAGTCATCATGTAAGCCATTATTTGCAACTTCGCTTAGTGATATTTTATTACATAAATTTTTCCAATACCACAATCTCCTCGAATTTTTCAAAATAACTTCGCTCCCGGACTTCTCAATTAATTCTCCAAAATGTACTCCAGCAGAGTATGTTCTAATAATACATTTTTTATTCAAAAACGCTTGATCCATAACTACTTTTTTTACTTCTCTCCCGTCGAATAACTTATTAATTTCTTTTAATTCTCCTAATGTCATTTCATCAATACCCATTTAATCTCTCCTTTTTTATTTACATATTTATTTAGACCAAGAACCAGACTTAGACCTAGACCCAGACCCAGAGCAAGACCCAGACCTAGACCCAGACCAAGACTTAGACCAAGACCCAGACTTAGACCTAAACCCAGACTTAGACCTAGACCTAGACCAAGACCTAGACCAAGACCTAGACATAGACCAAAACCTAGACCAAGACCAAGACCTAGAACTAAACCTAGACCCAGAGCAAGAGCAAGACCTAGACACAAACCAAGACCTAAACCCTTCATTTGTGTACGCTACTCCCATTATTTTAATCTCTCTTTTTGTTTATTTAGACCTATACCTATACCAAGACCTAGACCCAGAGCAAGACCCAGACCCAGAGCAAGACCCAGACCTAGACCCTTCATTTATATACGCTATTCCCATTATTTTTGTTCCTTTATTTTTTTTCACGCCATATCTTTTAAAATCAAATTTCTTATATAGGCTGAAAGAGAGTCAAAGCCTTTTTTAATAGCTTTTCTTTCAGCCTCTTTTTTTTCATTTACTGATACTGGAATAATTAGTCTTTCTATTCTTAATTGTTTTTTAATCATGAGTTATTGTATAAACTATATGCAAAGATTGTCAACCTTTTATTTATAATCTACTTAATTATCCATATATAAAAATATATACTCATGTGTCATAATTTTCTCCTTTTAAAAGTTTCTTTTATTTTAAGTTTAAATCTAAAGTACTGGCAAAGAACTCGCCGATTGTATTTCAATCAGCGAGTCAACTTTCGTACTCGAAAGTTATCTTAATTCTTATTTCTTATCGACAAACTATAAGTTATCCACAAGTTATACAGTATTTATACAGTATACCCTGTTTAAAAAAACCATTGAATTTAAAATACAATTTAGTTTTTTTTAAAGTTATACAGTATTTTAAGCCTCTCTAATACTAGTTATCTTAATTAATTATTAACTTATTAGTTGTTGCCCTTCGTTTGCCCCAAAAACGAAGTTTCTTATCGACAAAAACTGTGCCCCTTTTTCATTTTTTTTGATAATCATTATAATTTATTATTTTTATTGTTGTATATTGTGTATTCGTAATAACATCAATCTCTTTTGTTTTAATTAGTTTTTTTAAAACAATTCTTACGCTTTTTACTGAAATACCTGAACCCTCGGAAAGCATAAAATAAGAGGTTATAAAGTGTCCACGAGGAACTATAAGCCCTTTCCATTTTTTAGGCTTAAAATTAGCCTTATACAGGCAATGAGTGAACACTTTGTATACGTTCACATCAAGATACCATTCCCAGTCGACTATCGATCTACAAATACTTACATGTCCAAGCTTTTTATTGTCTTTATGATTGCTTCGCCGATCTGATACACGTCTCTCTTTTTGATAATCTATACCCCATTGTCGCCGCTCATTTTTCCGTTTATTTTGCATTTTTTAACCTCTATTTATTATAATTTTTTATTTTTTTCATCACTATTACCTTTTTTGTCGTTTAATTTCAATAAAATTTCTGAATAGACAATTAATGATTTATAATAATTAGAATTAAGTGGTTTTTGTTTGATTTTGTCTTTTTCTTTATCTTTTTCTTTGTCTTTTTCTATATAATTTTTAAGAAAATAAAGCGGGATTACAGACTTAGCAGACAAGCTGCTAAGTAACTGTAAATTTTTCTTTAAAAAATTATAATTATTCTTTTTCTTCTTCTTTAAGACTTGTTTTTTCATTAATATTCTCCCTATCCAATATACTTTTGATAGCAACAACAAGATTCATACGCTTCTTGCTGAAGAAATTAAATAAATCGCTTGCAAAGAATGTAGTCTCTTTTTCAATAATTTCTCGAATTACATTAATATCTTTTTCTGTAAGATTAAGATGTTTTAATGTTTCTAAAATTTTTGTAAAAAGTCTATTAATTCTATGTTGCACTTTTTTATTTATTTCTTTTTTCTCTCCCAATTTTTTACCTCCTTTTTTATTTTTTCAACACTAACCTTTATTAATCAAAAATATTTTTGTCTACATACTGTAACGCATAATCATTTTGACAAACAGCAGCCAAACAGATTTTTTCGGTTTGTTTTTTTACAAATTGCAACGCATCTCCGTCTTTACTAACAGCAGCCAAACAAATCTTTGTAGTTTGTTCTTTTACATACTTCAAAGCGTATCCGTTTTGATTAATCGCAGCCAAAGCTTCATCACCTAAATAATTTACAATTTCCACCTTTTTCCCGTTTATTTTTTTCAAAAATTCTTGTAATTTCATGATTTAACTCCTTCTTTATTTTTTATCTACCCTCTAAGACTGCAATTTGATAATCTATTTGTTCATCCGTAAAAGTATCATTTTTTGTAATCTTCATTTCTTTTGAAAAAAATGAGGTTACAATCAATGAAAGCACTGCTAGCGCTACTACTGCCAATACTCCTGTTTTCATTTTATTTCTCACAATTTACCTCCTTTAATTCTTTTAATTCTTTTAGTGTCTTTAAAAACATTTCGGCATTGTTAATATACTTCGGATAGAACAATTTATAAATTTCAATTACTTTTTTTTCTGATGTAATTTTTAAATTATCAATAAACTCTTTTTTCCTAAATTTTATTTCTTTTCTGCAACTTTGAATAATACTGTCAATATTTGATGATGACAAGCCATTAAGTAGATTACCGTTATGACTGACTACGTAATAAAAACAAGGGTTATCGCTATAAATCTGCACATACAATGTTTCAAAACCTCCACCCCACAAACTACACCTTATTAATTCTTTTGTTTCTAAAACGCTCATTTCTCCTCCTTTTTTAAAATATTTTCAAACTTCATATCTTCTAATTGTAAAAACTCAACATTGCCACGCAATTCTTTAGTTACAGCAAGAACAATATTTAACTCTTTTTCTGTAAAATTAATCATTCCTATTTTTCCATCTTTTTCAATCGCTAGCATATTTTTCATTTTATTATTCCTTCTGGAATATCCTCTTTTGGAACTTGTAAAAGTCCAAGGCTACGGCAGGCTGGATTTGTGCAAAAATGTATATAGTATCTTTCTATTTCAACATTGATTTTTGTTTGAAAAATCTGGCTATACTCCATTTTTTTTTTACATTGATTACATGTTTTCATTTTCTTTCTCCTTTTTTGAAAACTTTACAACTTTGTTACTTTTTTTTAATACTTGTTTTTTTCAATCTCAATGTTAAAACATAAGACTGTTGAAAAGAATATAAACTAAAAAAAACAAATTGTCAAAGTTTTTTTCTTGCAAAGGCTTAAAAGTATGATACATTAATAATGACAAAACAATAAGGGGGTATTTAAAATGATTAGAAATTTAGACAAAATGAATTGTGAAAAAATTTGTATCTCTTGGACTAATAGCGACGGAAGTAAGAGCTCAACAATAATTAAAGACGAAAAACAATTAAATTATTTGATGAGAGAAGAAAAATATTTTAGCGATAGTAAAATAAGTATAAAAAAATGTTGACAAGGGCTTAAAACTTTACTACACTTAGGTAAATATTTACAAAAAAGGAGTAATAAAGAAATGGAAAACTTAACAATAAATATAGGATGCGAAAGAGAATGTGAACTTGACATTGATTTTAATGGATTTGTTAAAATTAATAATTATTTTAGTATTTATGAGAGTGACGACTTAGAAGTTAAAAAAATATCAACAATGAAAGGAAAAAAAATTAGCTTTTCAAGGTTGAAACAAAAAAACAAGGACAGAATCGTTACTGAAATTGGCGAGGCTGTTGGAATATAAAAAGGAGAAAAATAAAAATGTGTAACTTTGAACAAATAAAAAAAACATTATCCCAAAAGCACGATGCAGTGCAAATTTCTAATTACATTAATTATCTAAAAAAGTTATCTTCCGAAAAAGATATAAAAACAAAAGAATTAAAAAATAAATGGTTTATCTATAAAAAAGATCAAGAATTAATAGATATGTACAACAAAATAGCGTTTCAAGGGTTAACGATTGATGGTGATTTGGTTACAATCCAAAGTATTGGTATTTCACTCTCATATAATGCTTACAAAAATTTAGTATTAATAAAATATCCAGAAACAAAGCTTGATGTTCAACTTGTACGAGAAACAGATGATTTTAATTTTCAAAAAAAAGATGGAGCTGTTTTTTATTCCCATAGAATAAACGATCCTTTTGATGAAAAAAAAATAATAGGAGCTTACTGTATTATTAAAAATAGACTCGGAGAATTTATTGAATTAATATCATTAGCAGAGTTAGAAAAGATTAGAAAAACTGCTAAAACAGATTATATTTGGCGAGTATGGACTAGTGAAATGTATCTTAAAACAGTTATAAAAAGAGCTTGTAAGAGACATTTTAAAGATATAACGTATAAAATTGATAACATTGATAATGAAAATTATAATTTAGATAATCCGTTAGACATAGAAATTAAAATAAAACAAGAAATAGAAAAAATATCTTCGATAATTGAGCTTGCAGAATATTATAAAAACAATAAAGAAAAAGTAGAATTCAAAAAATCTTTTGATAAGCTTGTCTGTTTAAGAAAAAAAGAGCTTATTGAAGAGGAGGAGCTTAAACATGAAAGTGCATAATTTTGAACAAGGAACGGAAGAGTGGCATGATATGAGACTTGGCAAATTAACTGGATCAGATTTTCATATATTTTTTGGAAGCTCGAGTACAAAACAATCTAAAATAGAACAACTTGCAGCTGAAAGAATTCTAAAACTTAAGTCAGATAGTAAAAAAATATCTAATATTCATATCGAACGAGGACATGATTTAGAACCAGATGCGTGCTCAATATATGAATTAATTAATAATGTTATAGTAAAAAATGTAGGTTTTATAGAACTTGACGAATTTGCTGGATGTAGTCCTGATGGACTAATTGGCGACGATGGAATGATTGAAATTAAGTCAAAAGATAATCATACATTCATAAAGCAAGTAATAAAAGGACTTGATGGAATAGAGCCAACATACAAAACACAAATACAGTTTAATCTATTTGCAACAGATAGGAAATGGTGCGATTATATTTGTTATAACCCAAATTTTTCACACTCTACTTATATTGAACGAATTTATATTGACGATGAAAGGCTTGTTGGGAAAAAAGGATTTTATACAGTTTCGCAAATAAAAGAAAAAATAAAAGAAATTAATAATGAAGTGAATGCAATAATTGAAAATTTTAATGTTAAAATTAAAATGGAAATAAAAAAACATGCTTGCTAGGCTAATAATTAAAGAAAACTGTACAAAATGTGGAATAAGTCTAAAATTTGAAACATTTTCAGGTCTTTGTGGGAATTGCCAGTTAGATCATTGGCAAAGTTTAAAAGGAAATCCTCCAAAATTTCGAGGCATTAGCCACTCATCTTTTGGAGACAGTAAAATAGATAGATGCGATTTTGCAAATAGAACGAGATACGCAGAATAAAGAAGTGAGATAATAAATGAAATTCAAAATAAATAAAAATGCAACTAACGAACATAAGCTTGACCTTGTAGACAATATAAATAAATGTATTGCTGAAAATCAAGATGTTTCGGACATGGAAATAACTATTAATACAAAAAGAACATTGCAAGAGAATAGTGCATTACATAAATATTATGATTTACTTTCTGAAGAATTCAATAATGTAGGCTTAGATTTTCAAACATTTTTTACAAAACCAGATAATCTGATTATTACGCCTGTTGTTATAAAAGAGTTTATATGGCGACCAGTACAGAAAGCTATGTTTGGAAAAAAGTCTACTAAAGAATTAACGAAAACAGGCGAAATTAATAAGATTTATGATGTTATCAACAAAAAATTGTCAAATTGGGGGATATATGTACCTTTTCCGGATAAAAAAGATAGATATTTATATAAATAAAAGGAGAGAAATAGTATGTTAGAATTTAACAAAATAGAAGAAATTAAAAAGTATTTTAATGAAGATAATAATACTTATGAATTTATTAAGAACGGTTCAAAACAAGATGTAGTTTTTAATTTTTCATTGGATATTGACGCTAAGAATATTGACGCTGGTGATATTAACGCTTGGGATATTAACGCTCATAATATTAATGCTTGGAATATTCACGCTGTGGATATTAACGCTCATAATATTAATGCTGGTGATATTAACGCTAGTGATATTAACGCTGTAAATATTCACTATTATGCAATATGTTTAGCATACAACAATTTCACATGTAAAAAAATTGAAGGTACAAGAAAAAACAGTAAACATTTTTGTTTAGATAATGAAATTATTTTTAAAAAGGGAGAGAAATAGTATGTTAAAATTTAACAAAATTGAGGAAATTGAAAAATATTTTAATAAAGATAATGATACTTATGAATTTATTAAAAATAATTCGAAACAAAATGTAGTTTTTAATTTTTTATTGGATATTGACGCTAGGAATATTAACGCTGGTAATATTCACGCTTGGGATATTAACGCTGGTGATATTAATGCTTGGAATATTAACGCTGGTAATATTAACGCTTGGGATATTAACGCTGTAAATATTAACGCTGGTGATATTAACGCTAGTGATATTGACGCTGGTGATATTAACGCTGGTGATATTAACGCTAGGGATATTAACGCTAGGGATATTGACGCTAAGAATATTGACGCTAAGAATATTGACGCTTGGAATATTGACGCTGATTATATTAACGCTTGGGATATTAACGCTAGGGATATTAACGCTTGGGATATTAACGCTTGGAATATTAACGCTTGTGATATTCACGCTGGTGATATTCACGCTTGGGATATTAACGCTGGTGATATTAACGCTTGTGATATTCACGCTGGTGATATTAACGCTAGGGATATTAACGCTAGGGATATTAACGCTAGTAATATTAACGCTAGGGATATTAACGCTAGGGATATTCACGCTGGAAAAATTCACTATTATGCAATATGTTTAGCACACAACAATTTCACATGTAAAAAAATTGAAGGTACAAGAAAAAACAGTAAACATTTTTGTTTGGATAATGAAATTATTTTTAAAAAGGGAGAGAAATAGTATGTTAGAATTTAACAAAATAGAAGAAATTAAAAAGTATTTTAATGAAGATAATAATACTTATGAATTTATTAAAAATGGTTCAAAACAAGATGTAGTTTTTAATTTTTCATTGGATATTGACGATAGGAATATTCACGCTGGTGATATTAATGCTGTAAATATTAACGCTGGTGATATTAATGCTGTAAATATTAACGTTGTAAATATTAATGCTGGTGATATTAATGCTTGTAATATTGACGTTGTAAATATTAATGCTGGTGATATTAATGCTTGGGATATTAATGCTAGGGATATTGACGTTAAGAATATTGATGCTAGGGATATTGACGTTAAGAATATTGATGCTAAGAATATTGACGTTTGGAATATTGATGCTGATTATATTAATGCTTGGGATATTCACGCTTGGGATATTAATGCTAGGGATATTCACGCTAGGGATATTAATGCTAGGGATATTCACGCTAGGGATATTAATGCTAGGGATATTCACGCTAGGGATATTCACGCTGTAAATATTCACTATTATGCAATATGTTTAGCACACAACAATTTCACATGTAAAAAAATTGAAGGTACAAGAAAAAACAGTAAACATTTTTGTTTGGATAATGAAATTATTTTTAAAAAGGGAGAGAAATAAATGATATCATGCGATGTTAAAAATTGTACAAAAAAAAGTTTTACCAAAAAAAATATAATCCATAAAAAAAATGGTTTTTATTTCTGCGACAAATGTTTTAAAAAGAAAATACTATTAACTAGACGGATTAGAGTTGCAAATAAAAGATTAGATAAAATGAATATTATAAAATTTAATAAAAGTGCAAAAAAATACACGATTGAAGTTTTATTGTCTATGATTGAAAATTTGCACGCTGAAAAAATAAATTCTGTACAAACTTTTTTTAAAAAGATTAATAAAAAAGGAGAGTAAAACTATGAATTTTGAATTGATTGATATTTTATATTTTACAGTTATTTTGGCAGGGTTTTTTTGGGCTATTTTATCAGAAGAAATTGGAGGCAAGCAATGAAAAATGATTTTTTAACACCAGAGGCAAGGATAACACTATCAGAAAAACAAAAAACAAGTAAAGAATTTAACGATATACGAAATTTTTGCAAAAAACTCAATGTAAAAAAATGCAATGTTAAGCATATCAAAATATATGAAAGGATTGAAAATGAAATATAACGTTAAAAAATTAAGTAAAAGCATAACAACTACTGCTAGAAGTAGATTGTTATTGCCACAAAATGCAGAAATGTTAATTCAGACTAATATTGTTGATATTTTAAGAGCGAATAAAATTTTAGTGTTTTCTGTACCAAATGGCAGTCATTTTGCAAACGCTTTGACTAGAGTTATGATGCGTTTGTCAGGATTATTAAGTGGTGTTTCTGATATTATTATTATTACATATGGAAAAGTTACTTTTGTTGAGACAAAAACCGAAACAGGAAAACAAAGTAACGCACAAATAATCTTTCAAAAATTAGTAGAATCATTAGGCTTTGATTATTTCGTTTGGAGATCAAGTCAAAATGCTGTTAATTGGATTGAAAAACAAAAAGGAGTTAAATCGTGAAATTACAAGAATTTTTGAAAAAAGTAAGCGAAGAAGAGGCGGAAATTGTAAATTATTTAGGTGATGAAGCTTTGGCAGCGGTTAAGCAATACGGAAATGCTCTGCGGCTTGTAAAAGAACAAACCGAAGAAATCTGTTTGGCTGCTGTTAGTAAAAACGGAGATGCTTTGCAATTTGTAAAAGAACAAACTGAAAAGATTTGTTTGGCTGCAGTTAAAGAAGACGGATATGCTTTGAAGTATGTAGACAAAAATATTTTCGATTAATAGAGGATTATATGATTAAAATTGAAATATTTACAAATAAAATAGATGAAAAGGATAAAATGGATGATGTGTTTTATAATTATGATTACGGCACATATAATATTTTTTATCACAATCACGAAAAAGCAAAAAAGTATAACATCCAAAAATATCCGACGGTGATTTTTAATGAGAATAAAGATAAAGTTTTGGTTAATAAAGAAATTAATAAAAATAATGTTTTAAAAATAATGAGAGGTTTGATATGATATTAGAGCTTAGAATTTTAAATATTTATGTTTCTAAAAATTTAAATGATTTAGATATTTATCATGGAATCCACAAAAATGAAACATTCTACAAAAAAGGGTTTTTTATTAATTTTTCTGATGTACAAAATAATATAAAAAATATTTGTAGAAAAATTGATTTTTTTAATTTGTATGACCGTCAATTTTTTTTTAGGTCCTGTAAAAAATTAATAAAATGTTTTTTAATAAAAAATATACAACGCTACTATGGCAGGGATGCCACTCAAAGCAATTTTTAAAAATGGGGGAGTAGCTCAGAATTGTATATTTTAGATCAAGCAAATAAAAAAGCACCGCAGATTATTTTTGCGGTGCTTGAGCGGATCAAGCACCAAAAGGAGAGGTAAAGGATCCGTCGCTCTTATTTAAATTTTACAACTTTTATAACATTTTTTCAAAATTATTGGATCGCCTATTTTAAATTCACAATAAAAATTAACCAAAGGAGAATATGTTGTCATCGCCGGAGTAACAAGCCAATCTTCAACTCTAACAAGCAAATTAAAGCCTATTTTCCTGCAAAGCCGCATAACAGACTCAGAACAAAACATTTTCTCTTTATTTCCTCGATCGACTAAACTAACAAATCTTGTTGGTCCGACGTAGTCATAAGGTATTCTTTTATTCGCCCAATCTTCTAAAATTTTTATTGCTTTTTGTTCTTGGTTTTCTGTTAATGGAATAGAATACAAAGTAAAATGTGTTCCAGGTGTATGATTTTTTCCAAAAGGTACTTTTTGAAAACATCCTGTAAATGGTCTATACCATTTAGTTCTGCTAGATTTATGCCAAGCTTCATATTCAATCATTTCATCAGTAACAATCGAAACATGCGACTCATTATCTCTAGTAATTTTTCTAATCATTTTCGATATAAAAGATTTTCCCTCATACGCTGCTAAATATAACATTATTTTTTACCTCTCAAATAAACGAATTTCTAATATGAAGTTCAACTGGATTTTTTATTAAATCAATAAGTATTTCCATTGCTAGTTTAGATTTTAATACTGCCTCTTCGTGCCCTAACTGCCCAGCAGTCAAGCCAACTAAAATACACCCTTTAGAGTCTTTAAAAGTATTTCCTATGTGCAGCAAAATATTACTTCGACCTTCAACATCTAAAATTTTAAAACAATTACCATGATTTTCGCTGTTATATGGTTTCATAATATAAATTCCAGCCGAGATACAACTAATATTTTTTCTATTGTTATTCCAAGACAGTTCATTTGTAAATAAAGGATAACTCAAATCAGGAACTTCTAAACAGCCTAAAGTATTATTTGAATCCATAAAAAATCTGTTTAAAAATAATTTTTTCAAAATTCCCCCAAAAAAAAGATAGGCTTGTCAACGATCGCCATCATTTTCATGCCTATCTTTAATCAAATATATATAATATAATTATATATATTTTCAGACTATTTGTCAATTTTTAAAATGGTTAATAATAAAACTTAATCCAGTTATGCTAACTACCCATTTAATAATAGTAACACCGATATTCATACTATTAATATCTTTAACTATGCCACTACGACCATCTTTCCCATGCAAGATTTCATCGTGTTGTTTAATTAACTCAATAATAGGTTCAAGTTTTATATTAAATAATTCTTTTAATTCTGTGTGGTCTCTTCTTTCATTATTCATGTTTTATCCTCTTTTATCTTTATAAAAATTCTATCACCCAGCTTATCTCATTTATTTTTTCATCAATAGTAAATTTAGCATTAACATTATGCTTTTCGTATACTGATATTATTTCATTAAATAATTCAGTATTTTCTACTACTACTTGTTTACGATTATTAATATTCGCATTTGTTTTATACTTTTCAATTTCTTCTAACGACAAATCACTACAACCAAAACTTTTTATTAACTTTTTAGTCTCATTTTTAACTTGTAAAATATATTTTTTAGTCATTTTTTTTACCTTTTATACGAATACCCCATCATCTGAAAAGTCAACTGATTGTCATCATCATTAATTCCATATATTTTTATTTGCCGAGTGGAGTTAAAAAACACATCCGCAGTGCCGTAAATACTTCCATACCCAGACTGCCCCACTCCCTGTGCCCCATCAAAAACTGAGCTTGCATACACAACGCCAGTTTCATAATCTGTAATAGCCCACCTACATGAAGTACCAACATCCCTCGCCTCGCCCTGAACAAAAACTTTAGTTGCATTTATAGGCGTAAATTCGCTAGGTTGCGTGGTTGGATCCATCCAAATCCCGGTCGGATTTAAGTTATTGGCAAGAAAAAAATCTTCACCAACCAATCCTCTAATTACTACCTCTTTCCCGTTTTCGTAGGCGTTGAAATAGGATATTGTAGATGCTCCGTCAGCGCTAAGGACTGATCCTATACACCTATCGTCTCCGTTATACCAACCTCTTTTTGTTTCACTCCAAACTGGTTCCGCAATAGAGTCGATAATAACAGGTGTCGGAGATGTTGATGCTGAATCGTCGATGTAAAGATAGTGTACATCAAATGCACTTGCTAAACTTTCTAATTCGTGAGTTGTATCTGCTGATAATTGGTAATATGTGCTATTTGCTTCGACATACCCAGCCGTTATTGTAACATGCGTCGTATTATAGTATTTCACAGCAAATCCTTCAACACTGCCTAGTCCAATTATGAATTTTTCTGAAAATACATTTTTTGTTGTGTCTAAAACTAAATCACCATTTGTGTTTGAGTCAACACCAACGCTGCTACTTTGAATATTAACGCGTTCAAATTGCGGACTTCCTGTCGGCCATAAATCCAAAAGTTGAGTATTTCCTTGTATGTAATTATAATCAGAAGCATCTAAATGATAGTATTCATTAGTACCGCCTCCTTGCTTAGAAGTAGTATCATTATGAGCTACTGTTCCAGAGTTGTCATCAACATATTTTTTATTTGCAACTTGATAATCGGTTGTTGGTGCTGATGGTGTAGTCACAGGAAAATCATTGAAAGCTTTTACACCATAAATAATTTCACTTCCAGTATTGTTTACTTTTCCATCCAATCCATCGTCAACATATTTTTTATTCGGTAAATCATCGTCATTTAAAACTAAAGTCTCATAATTTGTAATATTTGATCTAAAAACGCCACTTGATACAATGTCAAATCCTAAATTGTCGATAATATTATTTCTTAAAGATAGAATTTCAGTTGTTAAAGTTCCACCGTTTATTGTTTGCCCACCTGCGAGTCCGTTTTTTAAGAGAATATTTGCTAAATCTAAATCCCTATCGACCATTGTTATCGTTCTAGTTGTTCCGGTAGTTATTCCTGAACATTGAAATGATAATTTTTTTGTAGAATCTCCGTCATCGTACACAGCAAAATCTCCGTCGGAAAAAGTAGTTACCGCTGCCGTTCCAGCTCCGCTTGATGCAGTTCCTAAATCCTTCCCTCGCAAATCGATATAATTGACACCAAAGGCTATTGCTTCATTTGAAAGCGTAGCGGGTCCTTTACGCAAAACTAAAGCGCCTAACAAATACGCTGATTTAAATTCAGAAGGAAAGCTTGTACTTGAATAACCATTAATATCGTTGAAAGCATCAGCAGCATTACTGTAGCTTCCGTTTGGAACATTAATTAAAAATCTGTCGACGTAACCATTAGTATTTAATGAAACTGCAATTATTAACTGATAATAACGATTTGTTAGAGTTGCTCCTGTTGAATCATCTCCTATTTCAAATAAGTCAGTTATTTTATCATACGAAGTTGTAGAATCGTTAACAACCAAAGCACCATTGATACTCAGCTGTAGAGAATTTATGTCTTGCGAATATATTTCTCTAATAGTACCATTTGCCATAGTAATATCGCCGGTGTCTGGATTCGGTGCTGTATCAATATCTATTGTTAATCCTAGCCCGCTTTTGTAATTAGTATTATCTCTTAATTTTGATAATATTGTCGCTACGGCGCCTCTACCATCAATATCTTTTGAGTCTGTCCACCTGCGAGAGTTATAGAAACCATATGCTGTTGAAGTAGCTACGCTAGGAATAAGCGCACTACAAATAACCGAAAACCCGTCAGGGTAATCGCTACAACAAGGTTCAGTTGTAGATTGTTGCAATATAGATGTTGAACCACTCTTAATTACATATACCCAATTTTCTTGCGGACTTGTGTCAGAACCTGCAGTTAACGCTATTCTTGCCCTTCCACCAACTCCACTCGCCGTTGTGCAATCAAGAATTCTTTCTTTCTCGCCAAGATTAAACTTAATGTCTCCATTGCCAGCGAATTCTATCTTGGCTGCGCCTACACTTTCATTAGTTATTGTTTCAGAAACAACTATTTTAGTTGCAATAACCGATACGATTGTGAATATTCCGTTATTGTCAGTGCTTCCGGTTATTGTTATTTTATCACCTACTTGCGAATTGCAATCAGTAAAATCCTCACCAGTAATATTAATTGAACTATCGGAATTTATAAAAGAAATGGCATCGCTTAAAATATTGCACGTTTTTCCAACATCTGCATATAAAACGCCACCATTTGCTACAAATGAAATAACTTGGCGCTCGTTTGACATTCCGTTAGTCAAATTAATGGCGCTTGAAAATGTAGAATAATTAGGTATTGTTTTTTGGTCAGTATCGCCTAGCGCACCCAACTCAACAAACTTTGCCTGATCCACATCAGATAAATCCGTAGCTCCTCGCTTTACAGCAAGAATTGTTCTTAATGGTATTTCTGATACTTCTTCTATCGTTTCAAAGTCCTCTAAAACACAAGCATCAACGGCTTTTTTCATCGTATCATACGAATACTGTGAATATTGTATAGCCGTTAGTTTAGTTAATGGTGCATATCGTATCCTATGAGTCACAAAATCGCCTTGTGGTATATCAACTAAAACACCATCCCCGTTCGGATCGTATTTATCAACTGGTATCTCGTTGAGCGGAATAATAGTAGGTGCTGGTGTGTTTCTGTACCCCATAAAAAAAGTTATTAATGACTCGGGAGAAGAAGAAACAAAATTTGGATTTTGAGCATCATTATAAAAATTAACTCCGGCACTAAATGTAAACCCGGAAGTTCTGTTGATATGTAAATTAGAACCATTAGCGTAAAACACATTTCCGCTTTTAGTAAGTCTTGTCCCAAGAACTGAAACAAAGTCATTGATTAACGGAATTATATCAGAACCCCACTGAGTAAAAGCTCCAACAGAATTTATAAATGTACCATTAACATGTTCTAATACACCCAAAACAACATTTGTTCTATATTCTTCTGTATTTAAAGGAACATTGTTTTGAACAATTGTAAAAGGCTGTTGTATAGAAACAAAAGTTGTCACTTGACTTGAAATGTTAGTTACTTCTACACCTGTTTGAGCTTCCCACACAATAATTGTTGATGTTGGATTTTCTGTATCTGTATAATTATCAACAAAAACGGCAGAACCAGCAGAAATGTCAAACTTAGAATTGTCTCCGACGTTAATTGATATTTCGCCGCCATAAAGTAATGAAGTGCCAATTGCAGATTCTTTTTTCAATTTATTTTCATTAACCGCACCCAAAATTGTTTTATTTATTGTGTTAAAAGATGTATTTTGAGCATCTCCTAATTTTATTGCAGTTGTAACGTTATCATCTTTTAACCCATTCTCCTGTAAATCAACATCACGATTTTTTTTAGTGTACAAAGCCGTCCCATTATCTAGCCAGTTTTGCTCTATTAGTTGTGCAACAATAACACCAATAGGGATATTGTAACCAAATTCTGCCAAGCCAGAGACAATAAAAACAATACAATAATTTTCAGCAGTAGGAGTGCCGCTAAGTGTATAATTACCATTAATGTCTACATTTGCAGTAATTTTAATAAAAAAAGCTGTACGCAACGGCTTATTAAAATCAGGTCTATTGTTAACATCTAACATATAGGCTTGTGCATTATTTGAACCATCCCAAGCATCAAGATAAACAGAAAAACCATCATACATTGTAACTGTTCCACTAGTTGTACCACTTATATCTTCAAATATTTTGTAAATCTCTGTGTCAGCTTCAAGATTGGACAATCGACCGTCGATCTGCTCTTTATCTAAAACAGCATCAAGTTCTCCTGTAAATGGATTAATTTTGTATCTTGTATCTATCATTTATATACTCTCTATTAAATTTTGCTTCTCCCAAGAAATAGATGGAAAAAAATAAGTCAAAGTTGCTCTGTTAGACCAGTTAGTAGAATAACTACCAGTTTTACTACAAGCCCAACGAGAAGTTTTCTCATTGGTAGTCTCATCGTATTTCATAATAAAATGATCCCTAGAACCACTCCTAACAGATGTAAACAAAAAATAATTAATACCGCCAGAATTTTCATCAGAATCAGCATATACAAATTCATTATTATCTATTCTCACAATAATTCCTACTTTCTTGTTATTTCAATCACTCTTAAAGTTGCTGTGCTTGTATCTGTTTGAAAATAAATATTTGAATAATAGTTATTTTCTTCGTAAAGCTTTCCATTCTCTTCCATCGGCATACCAATACTTGAAACTGTTGTTGTTGATCCATTATATTGAAAATATACTGTCCCAGTGCATGCACCATCTATAGCAAATTTTCTTGATACACCAACACGTGCCATATCGGCTAGTGTAATTACAGTACTTGAGCTTACCGTGTGAGAAGAAATGCTAACCGAATCGACCACAAAATACTTACTAGATTCCTGTCTTACTAAATTAGAATCCCCGAACAATAAACTCACTAAAAAAATACACCCTAATACTAAACCTAATCTTTTCATCTTTTTATACCTCCAAAGTATTTATAAAAGTATTTATATATATTAACTTATTCTTTTTGCTATAAATTTTTGTTTTGTTATTGAGTCTGCTGGAGCAGATAAACTAGAAATAACTGGTGAAAGAGTCATTGCTATAGCCGCAAATCTTACCTTATAAGTAGTATTCTCAGTTAAATTAACAAAATATTTTATATAGTGTATAGTTTTTTCTCTTACTTCTAATTCATTAACTGTACCATCTACAGAACGTTCTATTACTGTATTAGAATTATTCGTTAAAGCCATGCTTACTGTAACAAATCCAGTGCCTGATGCCCAAATATACTCTGCAGAACCATATATAGTAATTTCCCAATTACCAGCAGTTAACTCACAATCTGATATTAAATCAGTATACTCTCCTAATGTTGTTGATCCGGTAACTGTTTCTGAAATAATATACTCAATAACTTCACCAACTTTACCTGTAGGGACACTAGAACCGTTAGTTTTTCCAATAATTTCTCCTATATAAGTTGAATCAGTCCCATCAGTCCCACCATCCAAAACTTCCGTACCATCATCAGCATATACACTATTTGCACTTCCAACGCCAGCAGTATACTGAATAGTCCCATCAGTAAAAGTAATAGATGCAACATCTGTTTGGGCTACTTCACCTGTACCAATATCTTTTAATGAAAGCCTGCTTAGTTGTTCTTGAAGTTGTTGGCAAATCATAATTGCTTTATCTTCGCTAGTCTCAATCGCTAGAGACGGAAAATCGCCTTGATTCGGATATGTTGATGCTTGCAAAATATCCAGCTTTCTTTCAAGTGTTATTTTATAGTTAGACGTTAACAAATCAAGACCACTAGCAACTGTAGGATAAGTAACGTATGAATTAAGTAAATCTACGTCATAATTAGCCACTACTAGTGTTGTAATATTTGTTGTTAGGTTAGTAAGATAAACATTCATATCACCTTCTGCTAAAACATAAAACGTAAAATCCCAATTACGTGTTACGCCATTCCCGAAATAAGCTTTCGTATTTGTTGTTACTGATACTGTCATTTAATCCTCCTTAATCAAAAATTTTCCTCTATTCCCTCGAATACTTTTTTTATTTGTCTATAATTTTTTACAGCTGGCACGCCTATCATGTATTCTGTAAAATTGACTAAATCTTTTGTAATTACGTCCTCGATATATTTATCCCCAACCCCTGCTTGATATAATCCATAGCCAAGCTTAACGATCATATCAAACCCAGTCATTGCAGGTAATGATCCCATTTTCCCACGATATTTTATAACCGAGCTAATATCTCTAATAATAGGCAAAGGACTTATTAAAAATCCAAGCAATCCGCCGACCAATTCTTTCGGTTCAGGCAACTCTTGATCATACCAAAGACTATTCAATAAACCCATAGAGATTGCTGGTAACAAAATATCTTGGAAAATATGATTCATGTATTGTTTTTTAGTAATATTGTTATTAATTACTTTTTGGTTTTCCTCTAACATAATATTTCCAAATTTAAAAGTATACGTCATAAACCTTGACGCTAAACTCCAAAATCTTTTATCACGTTGAAAAGCGTTAAGATCAGTTCTTAATGCAGAAGGTTGTGTTGTTCGTACTATTTTGTCTGCATACTTAACACCTTTGTTCATATCCGCCTCTGTTATATCTCTTCCTTTTACATTATCAGCTAAATATTTCTGCATTGCTCCATTCCAAACAATAGATACTGTTGCTCTATCTCTATTTTTAAGGAATGTAAACATAAAATTGGTAACATCTTTTTTGGTAAAAGTATGCCTTTTTCCTGCTATACTGAAACTAAAAGCATTTCCTTTTAGGGAAGAAGTAGCAGTTTGCATCGCATTATCCCATCCGTCAGCTCTCGCTCTCATATACCCAGACATTTTCATTATCTCATCCCACACCTTAGACTGTTCCAATCCTAGAATACCGCTTACAAAACCAGATTGCTGGAAACCTTTTAGGATATATCCTGCACCAAGTTTTTTGCTTGCATGCCACATTGAGAAAGCTTGAGATACTCCTACCTTAATATTCGCTAGATTATATTGTGTTGTTTTTGTGTTTAAATATGCAATAGCCTTTTCTAGTTTATCGTTAGTTCCATTGCTAACCCTAGACAATGATGACAAATAATCTCTTAATTGTTCATAATGTGCCTTTCCTTGTTTTTGAATAAATGACGACTTCCATTCTTTGTTTAGAGTTAGTTTGTTCATGTCATTCAAAATTTCGCTATGAGATATAAATAAGCTCACATCTGAAATATGATGATTTAAAACTGATAAACTTAAATTTGGTGGCATACCTGTATTCTTTGATCGACTATTAGTAAAGCCATCTTTTGGGTTTACGCTACGAATAACTGCTTGTAATCTATTTATCTCTACTTCTTTTTCAAGTAGCTTTTGATCATTAATTTCATCTGCTCTATTATTTATCTGATTATCATAAACCAAAGGATAATACCAACCATCCAATTCAATAGATGTTCCGTCTGCTGTTTTAAGATTAACCTTTTGACGTTCAACTTTTGGCATATGTCGGTTATATAGTTTAAAATGTACCTCATCAAGAAGTGGATAAAAACTTTCAATAGTGTTGCCTATCTCTTGAATAGCAAGTAACTCATCAGCTGTAAGTTGTGATGTAATAATATCTTGTTGTTCTTGACTAAATCCATAACTATTTTCTAAAGCTTCCGTGTTCCCTTTATTTCCAAGATTTAAAACATAAGATATTATTTTTTCTGCACTCCAGCTATCCTTAATTGTCTCGCCTTGTTTTGTAAATGCAGGCATTTCTACGCCTTCTAAATCAAAAAAGCCTTTAGTGTTTTTGTATTGTTTATTTATCCGTCTAGTGAACTTATCTAAAACATTTAATTGTTTACTTATCTTATTAGAGGCATTCTTTACTAGGTCTGTGAATAATACTTCCTTATCTACTAGTTTTTCAAAAGCATTATTTAACACGCCATCAGCTTTGTAATTATCTAGTCTATTGAATAAAAACTCTGTAAACATGCTTCTTGTTAAGAAATATTCTTGTGTAACCTTCACACCTTTAATCAGCTTAGATTGTTTTTCGCTTAACTGTCTGTAATCTTTTAAATTACTCATGCTCTCAACAGAGGCATTGACTAATTCTTTTGTGTTTTTTACTTTATCTGTTTGGATAATGCTTAGCTCATCACGCCCTATCTTATTAATTGATTGTAAAGTATCCATCAAATCTAAATAAGTTTGCATTTGCAGATCATTAAGATTTGTATTAGCTCCAATACCCAAGACAGTTTTTGGTATTGTTTTAAATAGGTTGTAGTTTAATGTTTCCAAATAATTTAAATCATTCGCACTACTAGTTTTTATCTTTCCTTCGTCAATAAGTTTAACATCAACTAGAGTATTAATATAAATATTGTTGTATGAGTTCTCAAGTTTAGCGGACATTTTCTTTATATTTGTAGGCAAATATTTCTTTTTATTCTTTAATACAATTTCTCTGTAATTAATTGCCTCACGTACCATAACATGATTTGTGATCTGTTTCTTTTTATACTCGAGTGCTTTTTCTACATTTCCTTCTTTTAGAAATTTAACAGTATTATCACTAGCATTACGCTCTGCATTGAGAAATTTCTTATAACTTACCGCATCCCTTACACTTTTATTGAGAATTTCTTCTTTTGCAGTATCAATTAATGCTTGCATCTCTATCTGTTTCAATTTCTGTTTTAATTTACGATCTTTTTTCTTATTAACTTTATTAAGCAATATCTTTTCTTCTGATATCAAATATTCAAGTGATTTATCGTTATGTAAAGACTCCTCGCCGTTAACAACTTCATTAGCCTTAATATCCTTTAAAATATTTTGTTCAATAATCTGTTGTTGCATTTTAGCGACTTGCTTAATCATACGCTTTTTATTTTCAGCCTCTTGGATTTCTTTAAGCATATCCTCGACTCTATCATATCCTGCTTTTTCTGCCACATCAAGAGGATCAACACCTTTTTTTTTATTAACCAATCCTTTGTGTCTTTGTTCTATTTTTTGAATCTGTACGTTGGTTATATATCCGCTTATTTTTTCAAATGACATTCCACCAACTTCTTTTGCTCCATCGATTGTTTTATAAACCTTTTGCTTAGATACTTCTTGTTCAGCTTTCTTTAGATTGCTTTCCGTAAAGCCAACTGATTGCTCAAATGCACGCATCCTACGTTTTAACTCAAGTCTTTGCGCTTCTTCTACTGTTCTTTTCAACTTCTTCTTAATTTGTTTCTTATCGTTCGCGTTAGCAATATCATTCAAAAGCTCTTCTTTCATGTTATAATATACTTTTGCACTTTCGATATCTTCTTTGCTTGATAGCATTCTGTCAAATATACCACGAATTTCATCGTTTATTTCAACGTTTAAACCTTTTATAGTTTCGTAGATAGTTGTCAGCCAGCTTTTAAATCTATCAAAAGCATTCGCCATCTTGATACTAGGTGCTTTTCCTTCTCTGAAATATGCCTCCATAGCTCGTGCAATTTTTTCTTGTCCTTTAATATCCAACACTTGTGATATTTTTTTCTCTCCCATCGCAAATTTAATTAAGTTATCATAATCAGCTTTTAATTGTTCATCTGCTATTCCTGAATCAATTACTCTTTTCATGTTTTGTACGAATAGGTGTGAGGATTCGTGTAAGAATGTAGACCGATCAGCACTTTTAAATAGGTTTATTGTTGTTTGTGTGTCGGTGAATTGTATTGATCCGCGGACAGTTTTGTCTTTTTCTTGAAAGGCTGTAACTGCTTCAATATGTTCAGGCTTAATATCAACCTCCATCCACTCTACACCCTTATCATCTATTATTCTTTGTGCATCAAAATTTTTCTTTAGGTATTTTTGGATGTCTTTTTCGTAGAATTTGTAGATTGGGTTGTTTGTGTCTATTTTTCCTTTATAAAAATTAGTTTCCCCCAACCCCTCAATATTCATAGCAGTCTCGCCAACTGGAAACTGTAACTTTTCTATCCCGTCCTGTGCAGCACGCCTAACCTCTTCCTTGATTATTCGTTCGTGGTATGTGTTGCGGTATGGTTGGAGTTTGGCAACTTCGGTATCTGCTGCTTTTAATTTTCCTGATATATACCCATTTTTATTTTTATCAATAACATATTCAATAATATTTCCTAAATCATCCTCATATTTTACAGTATCACCTATCTCTAATTTAGATTCAGGATTTAATCTTTCTAAAACTTGAGGACTTAACCCAAAAGAATCTCCTGTCTCTTTCTCTAATCTCCCTCTCTGAAACAAATCACTCTGAACCTCAATCACACGCCTTGTCGTATCATCTGCCATATCTTCTATGCGTGTATGTGCAAAATAATTAGGCATTAAAAACTTAGAAAAATGCACATCACCTGCTTCTGTTTTTATAGGGCTTTCATAGATATTCTCGCTATAATCTTTAATATCTCCTCTTAAATCATCACTTAACGTAACACTCTCATACCTATCCGCTTGAATTACTTTCAAAGGCACTAACTCAAGCTGAACCTTAGCAATGAACTCATCAACATTAACCTTTTTACCCTCACCCTCTAACGCTTTTCTAATCAAATCACGCTCTGCTTGCTTGATATTGCCACGATTAGTTTGATCCATGATGAATTGCTTAGATACAGTTTGTTTACCTTTTAATTCGTTTAGTATATTTGTTGTAACTGCTTCCTCGCCAACTTCCTGCTTAAAAATATTAGGATCATCAACCGCGAACGTGCCTATGTTTTCTACTGATTTTATTTGGGTTGATTCAAAAGCTATATAAGTAGTTCCACCCAGAAATCCATCAATTATGTTTTTTACGATAACACCGTCATATTTACTTTTTTTTGCTATAATTGCTACATCATCTAAATGATTTATAAAAGGTTTACCAAAATCATACCCATGAATATCTTTTTCATCTATTGTTGGATTTTCATTTAAAATTAAAAAACTATCCTCATATCCTCCATTACTATTAACTATTAAAGGATTTTTTAATGATAAATATACAGGATAAACATTATTTTTATCGCCTGCATATAGAGTCGCATTATCTTGGTTATCACTAAAATAAAAACCTGTAATAGAATATCTCCCAATATTAGAACCTTGTCTATTTTTGTCAAAAAAATTAAGTTCAGAACTGGAAGAACCATGATAAACTACTAATGGTTTTTCTGTTTCATTAAGAACCTTGCTATCACCAAACCATTTTTTAAATTTTGGTTTATTTATTATTAAATTCCTATTAACTGCTGCATCATATAAATTTTCTAAACTTCCAAAATCTTTTATAATATCTTTTTTCCATTTTGATTTTTCATAAACATTTAAATAATCAGATTTTGTATTTTTAATTATACTTTTTTCTATCTCTTGATATTCTTCCGCAATAACACCATAACGAACCTTGTAATCAAAACTTCCTTTCTCTAATTGTTTAGCACTTTTTACAATATCACCAGTCTCTTGATTGTAAGTTATTCTTGTTTGATCTTCTCGTGCTACAAACTCACCACCAATATTTAAAACAGGATTAATCTTATTAAACCACTCCTCAACAGTTAAATCCGCTTTAGGTGCAAGAACCTGTGCATTCGCAAGCTGTAGATTAAGTTGTGCATCTGCATCTGCTGCTTTAACTCCTGATAAAACAAGCTGTTCTTTCATGGCTTGTAATTGTGGAATATCTTTTATAGTAATACCTCGCATGTCTTCTGCAACCTTAATCAAGTCATCAATACGCTCTGCAACAATCTTTTCCGCATCTTCAACACCCTTAACACTCAACCCATCTTCGCCAAATTTCATGTATGGCTTTAAAGTATTAAGAAAATCAGAGTCAGAATACTTTGCAAGTAATTTGTCTGTATTTAGTTTAACTTCAATATTTTCCTGTTGAATTTCGGATAGATCAGGTAGTTTCATGTCTTTTTGAAGTTCTTTAAACTGTTCTTCTTCATCTTGAAAATATTCAACAAACTTTTCATTATCAACATAAGTATCCTTTTCAAGATTAATCTCACCAAGAAATTCTTCTATGTTTTGTTTAGGTACTTTTGATTGATTAATAGTTTCTTGTGCTTTGTCAAATGTTGCTAGATTCCGATTAGCTTTTATTTTCTCTAAATAGTTATTAGCAGTATACATTGTCGTAGACATACCAACACCACTAACGCCAGCCACGATTGCAGTCTCAAACATATTATCAGCATAATTTCTAAAAGCCTCATCATTTCCAGTTATCATATCACTAAAAGTTTGTACATTTTCTGTTAAAACTTCTTCAACTATATTTTGAGGTGCAGCAATCAAAGCATTTCTGCCAAGATTCTTAAAGAATGTTTTAGTAGCAAATTTACCAGCTTCTTTAGCCATTCTTTTTTCTATGCCTTTAAGTATAAATAATGTACCCATTGACTCAAATAAACCTTCCGCAGTTCCGCTAATCAAGGAATGAGTTAAGGCTTGTTCTGGTGTTGCTCCACCTTCTAGTTTTTCTTTAATAGCTGTACCAGCAGATAAGCTACTTATTATCCCAAGACTAGCCATAGGATTACCTGTAAAAGCACCAATCATGGCAACCAACGAATTAGGTGCTTGACTGATGGATTTATTTAATGCAACATCCACAGCCTTTAAATAGTTACCATCTTTAACACTTTGTACAACAGATTCTTCTAATTGTAATGGCATCACCTCTTGTTTCAATTTTTCTACGTGATCTAACCATGAATTATCTAAAAGTATTTGTGATGGTTTAATTGAATATTTTGTACGATCAAGCCCCAGAAGGTCTACCCCTATACTTTTGACTGCCGATTCTACAACAGCAGGTGTCAGTGATAAACCTTCTATAGCCTGATAAGCACCGTATTCAAACGAATTCTTTAATGTTTTATAGTATGGGTCTTCGCTACGTCGCCAGCTCCTCATTGTTTCTTCTAGTTCCTGTAAAGCTTTTACGTCATCTTTAGCAGCGATAAGATTTTCAGGGTTCTCTAGGTATTGGATTGTCTTTGGATATTTATATTGCACTGGAGTCTCTAGCTGTCCTTCAAATTTCTTTTGCATAAGATCAGGCATTAAATGACTAAAATCACCACCAGTTGTTTCATATAACGAATTATAAATATCTTCTGCTTGCTGATATTCCAAATACTTCTCTTTATCTTGTGCGATTAAATCAAAATCCAAATCTTGTTTGGTAGAAATTTCTTTTACTTTTGCAGCAACCTCAGGACTTACACCTTTAAATCTCTGTAAAGCATATTCAATATCACCTTGAGTTAATCGTACAGCAGTTTCAAATGGTTCAGGACTAGTGATTTTAATCACTTCTTCTGTTCCAACATCAAGCTTAGGTTTTCCCTCTTCTGGTTGTTGTAAAAGACTAGAATAGTCCTTTAAATCTTGATCAGGCATAGGTGTATCAAAGTCTTGGTTGTTATCAATCGTAGGCTTTGTATAATCTATAAGTCCTTCATATTTTTCTGCCATTATATTGGTATATTCCCCTCAACTATAAAATTGCCATCTGGATCATAAAGACGACGTTTTTTTCCATAATCAACATAATACACTTCTTCAGTAACATCAAAATTTAAACCAGTGACTTTTGACAAAGTAGGTGGTGGATTTTTTATAGCACGATTTCTAATTTTTCTATCACTAGCAGTTTGAGTAAATACTAACTCTCTACCCATATTTCCTATATTTTTTTCAGTTCTATCTTTTTCTGGCATCACTGCTATTATATTACTATATTCTTCCATAAAAGCATTACGCCTTTTTTTATATTTAATGCTTAATTTAGATGGTCGTTTTTTTCCACCCAACGCTTTAGAGGTATTCATAATATCGGTGCCTTGTTTTAAAAATTTACGTGTTCTAAAAGTCTTTTCACTATCGCCCTTAATTCTTCTATTCATAATATCATTTATCTTTTTTTCATCTTTAACTGATGTAACTATCTCAGAAAAATCAGTATTTTTTAATTTGTTTATATCTATAGTCATATACTCTTCATAAGCACCCCAATTCTGAGGTGTAACTGCACCATTTGCCTCTTTTAATTTATCATCTCGATATTTCTCCATAGTCTTATAAGTCTTAGGATCAACCTTATCTATTTGCTGGTCTAAATTATATGTGAAAGGATTTGTGTACATTATTCTCCATTGATCATCCTCATATTTACTCTGTTCTTTTTTTTCAAATGTTTGTTCTTGTTTCTGTTTAAATAAAACTTCTTTTCTAACATCACCCAACAATGCAGTATTTTTTATTTTATCTACTTCTTTTAACTGATCTTCATTACTTAACCCTGAATTAAAAATATTATCAGCAACTTCTAAATATTTACCTTTATTTATCGTAGCATTTAATTCGTTATAGGTTTCTGCACTTAAATCATCCTTGTTTGTATCAAGTAAAACTTGTGCATCTGCATAACTATTTGTATCCAACAAACTACCAACAGTCTTATCCATCGTATCATCATTAAATTCTTGTACCTTTGCTTGAGTTGCATCTTCGCCTAGTACACCTTGATAACTAGCCACTATTGCGCCACGTCCTTGTTTAGATTGAACGTCATAATTATCAGGACTTGGATTTGATACTATGTTTGTTTGAATGCTATTCAAGTTAGTATTTAGAGACAATTCTTTATCTAGTTGATATTGAGTACCCTCATGGCTTCTAAGCTGTCCTCTATTTGAAGTATAAGTAGACATCATTAAATTACGAGCTATTCCAGCAACATCTTCATTTTGATCTTTCAATAATTCTTCAATCTGTATTTGAGTTTTACCTTCATAATCTATCGTAGAACCATTTGCTTGTCTTAATTTTCTATTCATAAGCCCTATTGGACGTGTTAGTATTTCACCACTCTCTGATGTATAAGTTTCTTCTTTATAGTTATTAAGCATGTCTTGTTGCCCAAGATTAAATGTAGTAGACAAATCTAAAGCAGCTTGTTTGTCATCACGATTTTTTTTGTGTGCTAATATCTCACCAATTTTACTTATAGTTCCGCCAAAATTTTGAGTAGCCTGTGCCTCTGCTGTACCAAATTGTGCTTGTGTAGGTTGTATCTGAACATTAGCAGGCTGTATCTGTCTTTGTTGTTTGCCTACTTGTCTTTGATATACTGGTATTTTTGGCATAATTATTTCCTTTTACGCTGCTTTTTTTGATCTTGACCCTGAAAACGCATACGCACTTCCTACTCCACCAAGTAAAGTTGAAAAAGCATTAACAGTACCTGCGCTTTTAGCAGCTGCACCACTTTTTCGATAAGCCTGTGCCTGTCTACGTAAATTACGTGAAGTCGCTTTTGCTTGCTTGGTTGTTTGCCATGCACTTATATCAGCATTATATCGTATTGCAGCCTCATCTTTTAACCCTGCATCAAAAGTGTCTCTTGCAACATCTTCAGCCGTTCCAGAGGATAGCGAAATACCACTAGCCGCTAATCCTACCTTTTGAGATGCTAGCGTTTTATCTACCGCCTCGCCAACTTGAGAAACTTGACTAGCTGCAACGTCTTGAATAACTCCGACCTCTTCTTTAGCCGCTTGTTTAACTTCAACAGCTTGCTTCTCGCTTTGTTTTGCTAAAAATTGATAATATTTATTTTGTGATGTTCCTTGTTGGTATGCTCCATACGCACCCAATACAGAACCACCAATTATTAAAGGCGCTGCTGCTCCCCCCATTCTATCCCCCTATTTTTACCCTAGGTATAATTGCTAAGATATTTGTTGGTAACGGATCATATTGTCTATAAAATATTTTCCTATTAAGTCCCCAACTAGAATTTATATCAAAAAGTACCTGACCAGAAAATAAATCTATCGGTAAATCCATAAATGTACGCGCCTGAACACTCTCCGTTAAAGTATTTTCATGTGATGTGTCCGTAATAGTTCCAATGTCCGGATCTCCAACCCACCCTCCTCTTGTATTCTCAAACACGAATGATACTTGAGGTATCCGCGACTTTTTATCTTTTGTAGTTCCGCTTTGCAACTCAAATGTCAAAGGGAGACTTTCAAAATCGCTTATATACCTTAAGCCTACAATAACTTTTGAGGCTGCATTTGGTAAAGTAATATCTCCGCTAGTAACAACCAAATCTTTGACTACGCCACCATTAGCCAAAGCATCTACTGTCTTACCCTCTAAATGATCTAATCCTGAAATAATTGTTGCAGCAACACCACCATAAGACAACGCAGAGTCCAAATACCATTGATCTTCTACATCATCCTGTATTTCTTCAAACACTTCAATAAATCTATCATCACCACGTTTTACAACAACCCATACCTCATATTTATTATCATTAACTATAACAGATACACTTTCAAATAAACCATTCGTATCATGTATAGCATAACCCGTAATCTCTTGTTCTTTCAGATATGTTAAGGTAATTAGTTTACCATCACTTCTAACCATATAAATTGTGCTATTTGGTTCTTGTGCATACGCCATTTCAACGATTGAATAACCTGCAAATAGATGTGCAGATAATATACTGATATTTTCTCCAGTGAATGAATTAGAGTTAAAATCATAACCAAGATCACGAATAATACCGCTTGAAGCTTGTGGATATATGATTTTATTTCCAACTAGAACAGGTGCAATATTTGCACTTCCTCTATTTCCTTGTACATTTGCTGCAATATTGGTAGGAGTTATAGCTCCACTGTCTGCTGCACCAACACGCCACTCGTCTCCAGTTGTTAGAGCAATAATATCATTCAAAGAGACTAGGTTTGTTATATTGTTTCTTATTCTTGAATTAAGTGTTATACTAATTGCATCACTATCTAATAATGGACTAGAAACATCAAAATTATAATAGTCACCTGTTTGACTCTTCCATATATTCTGTGGTTCTGTAATTGTCCCACCAAAACAAAGCCTGTCTTGGTAAAATGTTGAAGAAACAGGAAAACCTCTATACTCCGACCATGCACTCTCTGCCCAGTCATCAGAAGCATTGGTGCTAGCAAAATTCCTTACAACAGTACCCGTAAGAACTGTTGTAGATGTCGCACCTGTTATCTCTATTATCCCCGCATGAGAAAAAGGTTCAGTAGTTAAACTAATAGTGTTTCCAGCTGTAAAAGCTGTACAGGTAAGCCTAATTAAAGCATATTCTTCTATTTCTCCGAAAGTATCAATCTCTGTATTGACAATCGTAAAGGTACGAACATTTTCCCAAGTAGAACCGTTGTCCGTAGATTTTTCTACATCAACATCTAAATCACATGTTCCACCAAATGAACGTATTCGCCACGTTCCCTTGCATTGTATGCTTGTGCTTGAACCAGTTGCAGCAAAAACTTTTTTTACTGATTGACCGTCTACGTCGTGAAAAATTTTAAAATATGCTCCGATATGCTTAGAGCTACCTAGTGTATATTCAAAAAATGGCGTCGAAGATGTAAGTGTAACACCAGCACCACTAACCGCAGATACTGTCATTGTGTGTGTAATGTCTGAATTTGACAACATAAAAGGTGGTGGGAAATAATCAAATACGTCTAAAACCCAAGAAGTATCACTATATCTTGCTAATTCATAAACCGAGTCAGGATGAGTTATAAACAATACATCAGCAGACTGTGTAAATTCTAAATCAGGTAAATCACGTACTGTATAATGCGTAGAAATTTCAGGGACAGCACTACCAACCCCAACTATTTCCCAATACTCAGAATTAACCTCATAAGAATAATTATAAATTGGATTTAACCCATCATAAGTAATAGTTAATATTGTTTCAAATAATGGAAATATAGAAGTATTATTAATATCTCCTGTTATGGTTTGTTTGGCTCTATAGCTAGTATTCAAAATAACAGCATCTAAAGCAGAATATTGTGTAGAAGCCAACCGATCAGCTACATAATCAGTATTTTCAGTTACTATAATATCTGAATAAGTTCCTTCTGCTATAATTGCATCCTGAATTAATTTAGCTGTATTTTTAGTAGGAGTTGTGTCAGCTAATTTTATCCATAAGGTATTCGTCACCACTGAAACCGATAAATTATCTGAGGTATTTGGTAATACAACGATTGCCCCTGTCCCAACGAAAGGGCTGCTACTTGGCATTGTTCCTGTTTTTGTGGTATGAAAATATAATTTTTTATTATCATTTAATTTTAATGTAATGGCTTTATATATGGTAGTAATACTGTTTTCAGTATAAGTATCGGTTGGATCAAATAAATCATAACTATCAATGTCAAAACTATATTTTATTTTTCCTTTATAAAATCTACAATATTGATCCCCAAATTCTATATGATAACCAGTCTTATTTGAAACAGGAAAAGGTATAAGTCTAACTTTATCACCCTGTGTCTTTGTCGTATTTAAATACCTAGTCCCAGTCCTCCGAGAAACACCACCCTCAAGCTTAGGTATAAAATTTCTACAAGTAGATAGTCCAGATGCGTGTTTTGCTATATCTGTTCGTGATCGTACAGCTGGTGCAAGCTCTCCAGCACTAAAAGATGGTTGAAATTTATTCATTATCTAGCCTCTACATAAGGTGAAGATATATTGCGAACACTATGTCTCTCTTGTTTGTCTGCTTTTTTAGAAATTGAAATTTGAAATTGATATTCTTGTAAAAACTTATTTGACATTCCTGAATCACCAGTAATAGACATAACCAATTCAGATGCTAAACGTGCAGCAAAAGCTTCTACAAAAATATCATCAAATAAAGTAGTATCTTCAATGTCTTTAACATATTCAATATATGCTTGATAAGTATTTGAAGCGATACATTGTGCATTTGTGTCTGGTGTTAATAATTTTTTGTAATTATTTATATCACCATTGCTTTCGTCATAAACTTTATTTATATATAAACAATCCGAAGGATAACTATACAGATAATCATAATTAATGATCTCTTCACCAGCAATTAAAGCTAATGGTTTAATCTTAGTTGCAAAAGTCCATGTATGACCTCTCAAAACTTCACGTCTGATAGGATCGTAAACTATATTACAACGTCTAGAATTCTCTGTTGATTCTTCTAAACTAACGATCGTATTTGTTCCTATTTTTGTTAATGCTAAATTACAAATATTTACTTTTGAAATCATTCAAACCTCCAAAAAATTGGGAGAGGGTCTAGTCTCTCCCAAAATAACTACTTTTTAGCAACTACTTCTATTTCAGAAGCTTTTTTTAAGTTGTTTAGTTTTACAAGTAAATCTTGTTTTTTTTGATTAAGTTCAGTCATTTCTTTGTTTTTATTTTCAAGCAAAACCAAAGTATCAAAAATTTCTGCCTTAATCTTTTTAATGTCTTCGTTCATAACTTTCTCCCTTATACAAGATTATACATATACATAAAATAAATATTAACTATGCGTTTGTTCTCATACACATTATAAAAATCTGTGCATCCAATAAACCGCCTACATCCGGTACAATACTTAACGATCCACTTGCAGCAATAATAGAAGCCGAAACAGTAATATTAGTTGGTTCATCAATATCATCAGCACTCGCTGCAACTGAAACCGAGTTTGTAATATCTGTACCAGCACCAGCAGCGCCATTGTTTAATTTCCAAGTTCCACCATCAGCAGAAGTAGAAATACTCCAAGCTTTAATGATTTGAATATTAAAAGGTGCATCTGCACTAAAGATATCAACCGCAGCCGCTTGATTTGTTAGCAAATACGGAATAATAAAAGGCACTCCATATTGTGCTGCTGCTGCAATAGTTATTGGATCAAGCTCATCACCATTAACATTGGTTACAACATTACCTGAACCATCACAATCAAGTGTTTTATTTGTTAAAGTATCGGTAGTAGCTTTTCCAACTAAAGTATCTGTAGCATCTGGCAAAGTTAAACTTCTGTCATCAGTTTGAGAGCTAACGATAGTCATAGTTTTAGCAGTAGTCGCTCCTGCCAATTCAACCTCTAAAAATTTCGTAACATCTCCTGCATCACCAAATCCACAAGTATCATCACTTAATATTTTGTTAGTTAAAGTGTCAGTAGTAGCTTTTCCAACTAAAGTATCTGTAGCGTCTGGTAATGTTAGACTTCTATCATCAGTATGACTTGACACTACTGTCATAGTTTTAGCAGTTGTAGCACCACTTAAACTAAAGAATAAATCTTTAGTTGCATCAGCCGTATCAGCGAATTTAACCGTAGCATCATCCAAAGTTTTATTTAACAACGATGAGGCTAAAGTATTAAATGTATAAACATCTGCCACACCTGCAAAATCAGGAATTGTTAAAGCTCCTGCTCCTACTGTTTGAGTGGTTGTAGTTTGTACAATATCATTTGCGCCTCCATCAATAGTAACCGAAGCGGCTAATCCACTTGCAACGCCTGCGGGCAATGAAGTCGCTGGCAATGCTACCCAGTTTGTACCATCAAAATATACAATATCACCAGTAGTTTCGCCTGATAAAGTTAGATCAGTAACATTTCCAGCTGTACTAATATCTGTAGATACTGCTAACTTTGACCAATCAATTTCAGCAGAAGCATCAACATCTGCATTTACAATACCACCGGTTAAGTTTAATTTACTATATACAATCGCTGCTGCTGCATTAACCTTTGCATTTGTAATTGCTCCATCCGCAACAGTTCCAACAGTTACAGCTTTTGAGTTTGCTCCGTCGTGGTCGTGTCCAGTGGTAAGATCAAACACAGAATTTAATTTACCAATTAGACCAGTAGCCCATTGAAATTTATAAAATGAAGCCATGTTTTAATCCTCCTTATTAAGCTCTTTCTTAATCCATTCATTATCATTTTTGTATCTTGAGCAAACTTCTTTTTTATATTTGCTTAAATATGCAGCACGTAAATCTTCTAAACTATGAATAGCATATTTATCTCTCTCGATACTTTTATAATATTTCTTCTCAATTTCTTTAGCCTCATCGTTTACCGCATCAAAATGTTTCTTTTCTGGCATACGAAAATATTCTTCTATTTCCATATCAGGTGAAACTATTTCCTCCGGACACCATTTTTTTTTACGAAAACCAGCACTAAATTTATTTGATTTAAAAATTATAGACATAATTAACTCCTATTTATTTCTGATATTCAACATCAGCAACTAATTGAGCATCAATAGTTCCAGTGCTATGAGTTCCAACTGTAACATACTGGAACCTTGAAAATCGTAATAGTCCTAAAGGTACTCTTACTTTTACAATTACCGTATCAGCTGTTAAATCAGCCTCTGCTATTGCTCCAGTTGAAAATAAAGTTGTTGGACTTGAAAAAGTATTTTCAGCGCAAGTCTGAAAATTAACTACAAGAGATGTTCCTACTGTAAAAGCAGCATCTACTCTAACAAAGATAAATAAATCATCTCTATACGCATTCCCTTCTGCTCCGTGATCTGCGTAAGTTTTTGTAGATATTTCTGTTCCTGTTGTAACTGCTTGAGCTAGCGAATATTCTAAATCTTTATCGATATACATTTTTAATTCTCCTTGTTTTTATTTATTTATTTATAATCAAGTTATTTGTGATTCTGCATTTGTTAAAATTGACTCGTCAATTTCCCTGATAGGAATTCCATCAAAAAATAAAACATTCATTCTTCCCATGTAATCAGACATTGTCAAATTAATATTCATTTTATTTCTCATCATGATTTTTAAGTATGTATGTACTGTTCTGTTCATATACATTACAGGCTTACAGTTTGACAAATTTTTTATTCGAGAAATTGCAACTGTAATATAGTCCAACAAAGCCGGTGCTGTATCAGCAGCCGAACCAGTTGTTTTTAGATCAGATACATCAATATTTGCAACTCGTGCGGTATATTTCCAATCTTTAACCGCAAAACCCATATCCCATTTATAGTGTGTAGAATAAGCCATATAACCATTACCTAGATCATCATAAATTTTCAATTTCCCTAAATCTTCTATCTCTAAACCAGCCTTACTGCCCTTTGGATAGAAACAAGTTACAGTTTCAGGACTCCAACCAACAATATATATAGACGTATTGTCAGATGCTACACCACCAGCATCAATAATTTGATAACCGATATTTGTAATCGTAGACGAAATTGTATGTAATCTTGATTCTAAACCTGTAAATTTTTCAGGGTTTACAGTAACATCACCATTGAATAGAGTATCTGCCATTTGTTGACCCATTGACTCAATAAATGCCTTGTCCTCACTGAATCTAAAAGCTTCACTGTTTCCGTTTAGTTTTGCTTCTGAAACATCAATCTCAGAGAAAACTTCCAACATGCCAGCAGTTTCAGTAATCTTCTGCTTTGTTGATTTAGATTGTGGTACACCATAGTTTAATTTTCTCCAACTGACAGTCGGTAGACCAGTTCTTACAGTTGTTTGATGTCCTGTAGGCAGATTACCCTCGATATAAGAAATATCATCAAGTATCTGATTAACTTGATTCATATGTTCAACTGTTTTAGCAATCGCTCCGCTAGGATCAGTTGCTCGTACAATGTCTAGTAAATTATATTTTTCTCCGATAGTAGCCATTTTTAATTCTCCTTGTTTAAATATTCATATCACTATTTTTATAAAATCTTTTTTTAGTATCATTTGTAGTTTTCCCGTCCACAAACTTAGACTCCGAAATAGCTTTTCCTGCTGCTATAAAAAACTTAACAACTTGTACATGATTACCAACGCCAGACTTATTTAAAATTTCTTTTAGCTCAACGCGGTCTTCTTTTGGCAATAAACCCATCACCCGGCTTGCAAAAGCCATTTCTTTTTTATAATCAGCACCAAGCTCTTTCTTCGTTTCTTTTTGTAAATTTTCTACCACTTCATTAAATTCTGCTTGATTAGCTTCTGCTGTTTGTTTGTCAGCAGCAATTTTATAATCAACTAACTTCTGCACTTGATCTTTATTAAGATTAAGATCAGCCGCTACAGGTTTAAATCCTTCATCAATCACAATACCTTCTGGGACTGTAATTTCATCAAAATTAACCTCATTTTTCTCTTCTTTATCGCCTTCGGATTCTTCTGGTACTTCATCAGTTAAAGGATTTAATTCTTTATCTTCCGTTTTAACTTCTTCAATAGCATCTTGACTAAGAAGACTGTCGCTTTCTGCTACACTTGGCGTAACCGCTTCTTTCGAGTCGGCTATTGGTTGTGTGTCAGTAGTTTCTTGTTCTGGCATAATGCCCTCCATTATTTCTTTATTTCTTTTTATTAGTTTTACTCGCGTCTTCACGAGCCATTTTAAACATATACATTGGGTCTACTGCCTCAATCTTATCTTTCAATACTTCTCCAATTCTTCTTTTTCCACCCTCAAAATATGTATTATATACATTACTTACATCGACAGGAGTTTTAAAGGTCTTACAAATATCCTTAATCAAAAACCAAAGCAAACGCCTACCAGCAGGAATGTCTAACACTTTCCTCATATCTTCTTGTACTTGTGCTATCTTTAATTTTCTTAATTTTTCATCATCCAATCTTTTTTCTATTAATTTTCTATTTTCCATCAAGCACCACCAGTCAGCTCGGTTAATGCTGTATTAGGCTTAATCTCTGTTTCGCTCAATACTTTTGCACCTTCTACCATTTGTGCTGCCTGTTCTTGCTGTTGTGCTTGTTTCTGTGCCTGTTCTCTTTTTAATCTTATATCCAAAACCGCTTCCTTTGATCTAGTAATCTTTGGAGATATACCTGATTTATCCGCATAAATCCTATACGCCTCATCAGAATCATAATTGTCCACTACATCAGGAAAAACTGCTAACATATTACCAACAAATCCTGCCACCTGCTCAATATTACCAGTCCCTATCATTTTTTGTGCTTGTGCAATCATTGAAATATAACTAATTTTCCACTTGCTACCCTGCATAATTTCAGGTGGTTCTTCTAACAATTCACCCTCTAAAATTTTATCAAAAGTAATTTCGATTGACGGACTTAGTGCTTCGTTATTTATAATAGTAAGAACTGATGCCAAGCCTACCATTTTTTCATTATCACGTTTTATTATTTCGGTAGCTGTTCGTCGTGGATCGTCATTATCTAAAAACATTGTAAAAAAATTAGTATACCAATGCTCTCCCATACGTTGTTCTATTTCTTTTATGCTTGCATCAATCTTTGCAACATCAGCCTGAACAACCTCAACAGGTCTAACAAGCGGATTATTACCTGTCAATAAATCGCCACGAGTTACGCCATTAGGGTTCAAGTCCCAATCATCAATAGAAGCATCAATCAGCATAGGAGTTTGTGCAATTAATGCAAGATTAATGGCTTTATCTTTCTCTTCGACCTGGATCATCTTAGCATCACCCAAACAATCCCAGCCCGGACTATTATTGCTATAAACATCACTAGTAGCTGTTTTGTTCCATGTAGGCGCAATAACTGGAAATAGTTTATAGCCACTCTCAAGTAAAATATTATCATCAATATTAGAGTTAGGCTCCCAGTAAACAGAAACAAAAGGCATATTTAAATTATCTTTTTTTGAGTCGTCATATTCTTTACGCGGATATATACAATGCCTAACAGTTACATTTTTATCAAAATCTTTAACATTCCATTTATTTTTTGTATCTTCTGAAGCATTATCTAAACCAAATTCTTCAACAACCTGCGATACTGTCATTACAAATTCACGTGCCATACTATTAACTCTACCGGAATAATCATTATCAAAATAATATTCACCAATCGTAAAACCACGCATTCTAATAACAGTTTCAAAATCATCATTAATCAACGCACCAGCAACACCAAATAATCCCAATTCTTCATAAAGACTACGTAATGTTTCATAAAAATTACTCTTAGAAAATATTTTAAAAATCAAATTCTCTGCTTTTTCAAGCCATAGCCTAACTTCATTATTCTCATTTAATTCTTCATTTTCCAATTCCAACTTAAACCATTTTATAGCTGGGTTGGTCATACCTGCATACATTCCGTCTGCAAATGTTCTAACTAATATATATATCTTACCATTGACTATGTCTTGATGGTTCTGTTCTGCTCCATTCTTAACCTCACTCTCATTAAATCTTCCACGAGTAGGTCTCTCCCAACGTCTAATATCTTCCCAGCTATTTTCCCAATCAGCTGCATTATTTTTCATTGCACTAAATTTTTTATTAAGTTTAGTAATCTTTAATTCTGTCATTATTGCCCCAACTTAGTTTTGCCTGTTAACGCTGGTTGTAACACATTACCAGTTTCTTCTTGTCTACCTGCTCGCTGTGTAGACAAAAAACCTCTTCGTAAAGATAATGCACGTTTCCGCCTACTTGCTGCTTCTTTATCTATTGAGTAAGATGGAGCATCTGTATCAACCGTTGAACCAGAACCACCTACACCGCCCTTAGCTTTTACAACATTAACAGCAGAACCTAAAACCTCTTCAGTACCACCACTAAGTACACCAAGCATAGTTTTCCCAACTGAACCCATCTTAAACCTCCAAATAAAACTTAAAATAATCAGTTTCTACGTTATTTATTAAATATAGCTTAGGGATTCTACCTAAAAGCTTAAACCCTAGCCTTAAATTACATAGCCTTGAAATCCTATTGCTCGCAACGACGAGACTATCAAATCTATTAATTTCATATTTAGATTGAAAATAATTCAAAGCAATGTCGCTTAATTTTTTAGTCAGCCTTATGTCTCTAAATTTCTTATCAGCAACACCACAATAATAAAAGCTTTTCCAGCCACTTATAACTATCCAAGAAGCATAAACTATCTCACCATCTTTTCTGGCAACACATACATCGTAAATAACGTTCTTATAAAACTTTGAAAATGTAGCCTTGTCAGCAACATCATCAAAATCAGAAAAGAAATAACCTTCATTTTCAATTAAATCCCAAACATCTGCAAAATCCTCGCATTTTCCACCATAAACATTCAAATCATCAACGACATCTAGCACCTCTTGGTTTTGGAATAACATCATAATTATTTATACTTTTCCTTTTTTCTTGTTTGAAAACATCCGCGTGTAAATCTTTAGGGAACTTAACACCCAAATCTTTATCTTTTATCCTTGCGATACAATCCATAATATCATCATGAACGGATACAGGGAAAGACTCATATTCTTCTAAAAAATCTAATACAAAGTCTTTCAAATTTCCTTCATAATCAATATATTTCAAAGTATGCGGAATATAAAATCTATGGTTCTCAAAAATAGGGACTAACGATCTAATACGATCATTTTTTGCTACATTACCACCAAGAGCAGTTATTGGAAATCTCCAATTGTCCTGCTCCATAACATATTTAAAATGTTCTATATCAGACTGTAACCCATATTTTTCATAACCAGTATTAAGTGGCTTATATTTTCTTACAAAATCAAACAACTTAGTAGACTTTTCGGTAAGATTTAGTCTGTCGCGTAAACCATCAATCAAATAATAATTATTGTCACTTGCAAGCGCTATGACTACCATTACAGTATAATCATTAGTTTTTTTCTTTTCGCCAGCAGGATCAACTATTATGTAATAATTTAAATTTTTATCACGTTTCTTTTTAAATGTTATTAAATCGTATCTCTCTATCCATTCAAGTTTAAAACTCATCGCCTTATCTGCTGCTGGGTTCTGGAGCATTTGGGCAGAAAAAACAAAAACACCCATGTCTCTATATTTTTCAAGGAGCGTAGCCTTTGGCATTAAAACTGCATTACCAGTAACCAATCCGTTATCAGTTGCAGGATATATTCTAGGTATCGCAGTACCTCGATCAAGTACAATCTTGTAAGTGTCATTGAAATGGTAACGTGTCCCGATAAACCTTTTAGTTCCACCTTCTGCGCCAAGGTTATAGCTTAAAGCCAAAGCATCCGTCGTCTTGTTTATCTGATCTGTAGTGCTTACACTTTCTCTCGTTACCACGTCATCGTATACAAGCAAACTAAAATGCTTTGAAGTTGGTTGTCCATCTACTAAACCAAAAGCCTCGATCGTACATTCTTTAGGGTTCTGTGTTCTTTTCACAATAATACCACTATCTAAACTCCACTTGGGACTCTCACGATGTGGCTCTTTGTATAACACCCCAGGGAATAAATCCTGTAAAAAATCATTAGTCTCAAGCTCTCTCTTAATTTGTTCAAGGAACGCTTTGGCAATTGGTCTTGTGTGTGAAAATATCCCAACAGTTATATTAGGATTATCTAAAATGTCTTGAATGGTCTTGCCGTATGTAATTATCGTACTCTTATAATGCTCTCTCGCCCAAAGATCAAGTCGCCCGTTAGGGTCTTTTTCAACTTCTCTACACCGGTGATATAACCAATCTCTGTTAATATCTTTTCTTTTGAATGCAATCGTAAGCAAAAAGAATAAATCTTGCAAACAAAGCTCTCTAATTGCTTCAACATCTTCATCTTTCAAAACTTCTAAATATAATTTATTACTTTGTTCTCTAGTCAAATTATTACAAATCATATTTATCCTTACTTTAAGGTGTCAACTATCTACTTTCGTACTAGTTTTCTCGTCCAGCACTTCGATTTCGCTATTTTCTTCCTTTTTAGGTTTTAACTGCTCAATTCGGTCATTTAAATCTATTTTCACAACATTCTTTGACTCAATCTTTTCTCCTTTAGTTGTATGATCAATCTTTTGAGACGTTAATCTTTCAAATTCAGAAGCATCTGCATTTAGCTTATATAACGCTACTTGAAGAGTTGCATTTTCAGAAAACATCCATTGACTTCGCTGCTTTTTTTTTAAATTTCGTTTGTTTTTTACAAGTCCTTCTTTTATAGCCTCTAATTGCCCTAACTTCAAATTATAAAAAGTAGCTTCGCTTATACCCATTTCATCCGCAAGATCAAGTTGAAAATAAATATTCTCATCATCATCTAAAATCTTTAATGCTTTTGCTATTAATTCGTCTTTATTGTAACCCATAAACCCTCTATTTAATCTGTTTTAACCAAAAAAAAAGACCTATACCGAGTTTACACTCAATATAGGTCTTCTTTGTTAGAATTGTCCTATTTGTTTATTTAAATATTATTACTTCTTTATTACTTCTTATACAAACTATTTCTTACTATGTTCTTTCCTTCCTCCCAATTAGAGTAAATTTTTGTATCCATATTAAGAGATATCCCTAATTTTTTAACTTTTTCTAAATATTCCTTTCTCTCTTTCCTTTCATTATCATCACTAATTTCAACCATTTCAACAAAGCTATCATACAAATTTTCTCTTGTTATGGTATGTTCTACAAATTCATTTATTCTATTTGCAAACTGTGTAAAAATATTTTCTCTACATGTTTCATTCATACAGTAAACCTCCGATTGTCGTCAAACTTAAAACTATGCTTATTCGCTATCTTTCCATTTATCATGTTTAAAACTGAAATAATCTTGCCATGGTACTTTTCTTTGCTTTTACTTTTTATTATTTCATCCAACTCTTCTCCTAAAGCCTTTGTTTTAAGTTTATTAATATCTATCATTATTTACTAATCCTTAAACTATATTACAACTTTTCTTATACTATCATAGTAAAATCTGTAGTATTTGTCAATTATTTAACTTATAACATCAAAAAAATTATCAGGCAAAGGCTTAAACTCATCATCTCCATCATAATCACCCAGTTTTTTGCAAATTATTGAACCATCCTGCTTGTAAAGAACGAAATAAAAAGTATTTCCTATTTCAGATACTTCCTTATAAATTACTGAACAAATATCCTCTTTGTCATTAATAAAATTAAAATCCCATAACTTTTTTTCTGCCCTTAAAGCTCCTAATAAAACAACAAATAATGAGATTATAATTAGTCTTTTAATCATGGTTTCCCCTTTTTTTTTCTATAACAAAACTTTCGCAAACATTCGCCATTTTAAAAATCTGTGTAGCTAATAACTCAACTAAATTTTCATCATCACAATAATTTTTCACTTAGCTTTTCTTCCATCCCATCCCTATCAATATGAATAATTTTAACGTCATCACCATTATTTAAATCGGAGGCACCTTTTTTTATTATAAGTATTTTTTTTAAAATAAATCTATTTAAAATCTCTGCTTTTATAAAAATATTTTCTCCCGTTTGTCTCACGCCTAATTGTGCTTCCCACAAAGATTTATAAATAAATTGTCCGTATTGCAATGCAAACCTATTCGTTATCGGATCAAAATAAATCCTATGTGCTGTATAAAAACCATAAGGAATGCTGCATAAAACACCGTTTCTATCTGGATCGTATTTGTCGCTTGGAATTCCAGTTAATTCATTTCTGTCAAGAAAATTTAAACCTAGATTAGCATTATTGTCTTTCTTTGTATTAAGTGTTTTCTTAATAGTTAATACAACAATTATCGAATTACTAATAATTGCAATGATGCTGCAGATGGCTAAAATAAGCACTAATCTAATCATAATTATCGCTACTCCCATTATTTTAATCTCTTTTTTTGTTTATTTAGACCCAGACCTAGACCCAGACCAAGACTTAGACCAAGACCCAGACCTAGAGTAAGACATAGACCCAGACATAGACCCAGCCCCAGAGCAAGAGTAAGACCTAGACCTAGAGTAAGACCTAGACCCTTCATTTGTGTACGCTATTCCCATTTTTTTTGTTCCTCCGGCAATTCATGATCTTCGTTCTCCTCACAAAAAACTAATTTTTCAATAGGTGTTGCAAAACTGTCAAAAACTTTTTCTAAATTATCATTAACATTTTCAGCCAAATTATTTCCTACCCAAAAAAAATCTGTAGACCTTTTATAAATTTTTTCTATCTGGCAATAATATTTAATAGCCTGCAAAATATAAGGACTATGTGTTGTTATTATTACATTTCTATTTTTTTTAATTTCTTTTTGAATAAATCGTATTTGTTCTTTAGGATGACGATTATTTTCAGGATTAAAAATTATTGTAAAATTATTTTCATCTAAATAGTTTACTAATTTCTTATTCCTTTTATCACTTTCACCACAAATAACTATTACTTTTTTTATTTTTTTATTCATACCAACTCAATCTGATTTTTTTTTCGCCCATTTTTCTTTGACCAACCAAATTCTTTTTTGAATTTGAGTAATTGATATTCTGATATTTTGTATTTTTTACAAACCTCTGGATTTTTCATTAAGTAGTAATCTTCTAGGAGTTGTTTTTTATTTATTTGTTTCATTGTTTTCAGTCCTTTGTTTTAATAAATTTGAGAGAAAAACATTATAAAGCTTTCCTCCTTTTCGCTTGTTACATTTTATATGCACTATTTGCAAATTATCAATATTGTCCGAACCGCCCTTTGATCTCGGGATAATATGATCGATATTAGCCTTTTCTATATTTTTAATATTTACACCACATATTCCACATATTTGACTTTTTCCATACAATTTGTTTTTTAGTATTGTTTTGTTCATTTTATTTATTTATTCAAAGCATCTTCTATTGTGAAATTATAACGAAAAATTCGCCTATGTAGAGTATTGTATTTAATTCTCTTTTTTTTACTCCATTCTTTTATGGTTTTTGTCTCACCTTGATGGGTAATTAATTTTTGCACAGGTTTATTAATTGCCTCCGCTACCGTCATTCCGTAGACATGAATTCGTTCATATAAGGTATAGTAGCTTACTTTCTTTTCTCTACTCCACGCACCTATGGTTTTTGTCTCACCCTTGTATGTAATAGTTTTCATTACTTATCCTTTATTGTTGTTTTTAATTCAATTTTTTTGGTTTCGTTAATTATTCTCATTTCACATAATCCATCAATTCATTTTCAAGATCAAATTCTATTCCATTTTTTTCTGCCCAAAAAGTAAAATATTCTAACTCATCTTCATCTTCATCTTCATCTTCGTCAATTTCCTGAAAAGCATTTTGTCCGATAACATATATAGAAACTAAAAAATCAGAATTAAGAGTAGTATTACCAGTAAGATTAATAACCTCAAATTCTTCTGTTTTTAGATTCAAACAAAAATGATTATCAAAGCCCTTAATACTTTCATCATATGTTTTTTCTATTACTTCTTTCACCGAAAATTCATTCTCAAAGTTCTTAACAATTTTTTCCATAGTCTTTTTTGTAATTTCTTTTCTCATTTTCCTAATCCCCCTTGTTTGCCAAGCTTTTGCTTGATCTTGATTACATTATACCACATTTTAAGGCTTTGTCAAGGTTTTATCAAGATTTTTTTCACGACGGAAAATGAAATTTATTTTATTTTTTTATATTATACCTAGAAAATCCGTATAATCAGCATCGTTTCTCGTATTTTTATAATATCTTTTAAAAATCAATGCTCGCAATATACATCTGAACGAATACACTTAATAGCCCCTAAGCCCCTAAGGACACGTTCTTGAGTTATATTATGCGAGCGCTGATTTATTTATTTTATTAACTCTAAAAGCTATCGCCAGAGCCAGAGCCAAAACCAGAGCCATCGCCACCGCTAT